CGGAACAGGTAACTCAGGGGCTATCCCAGCTATACCGACAACTACAGCTGGTAGTGCGGGTGGGGCTGGTGGAACCTGTACATTCTCATCATAATATGGAAAGGATAATAATGACTTGTAGCGTATGCTCAACAGAGATAGGGTATATAGATGTTGAGGTAGTAACTCCTGACTTATATAGAACTTATATTTGTAAAGTATGCAACAATTTGGTTCCCGATCTAAATAGTCCAATAGAACCTATTCCAGATCCCGAACCTATAATTCCAGAAGAACCAATAAATCCAGAATAATGCAAAATTTAGAAAAATCACTAAGACTCCTTAACCTCCCAACAGAGCTAGGAGCGATTAACGGACAGATCAATAAAAGAGTTACAAAAGCTCTAATTGAAAACTGCTTGATGGATTTCACTAAAATGGTCAAGAACCCTACAACTGGGAAGTTTGAACCTACGACCACTTTTACTTATGAAGTTAGCTCTAGCGAATCTTTGTTTGGTATGTACCCATTGAATCTTGTAGCCGCACACTTGCACTCAACTGATATGGATATTGTAAGCATGGATAATAACACATTTGTATTGTACAAGCCTTACAAAGAGTTTACTATTGATACTATTTTGGATGCTAATGGACAACTGGTAACTCTTCCTCCTGGTTCAGGACAGAAGAGTTGGGTAGGTTGGACTGAGATTAGCATTGTTCCAACAGCAACTGGGTATGACTACAACTTCTACTACGAGCAAGGTAACAACGTATCATTTGGCGTATACTACCCACACGATGAAAACATTATGTGGAGGTCAGTTATCCGTAGAACTTACATCAAGACTAGCTCTACTCCTAACCCAACTAGATTTACCAAGTCTTATCCTAAGTATACAATTGCTGAACTTAAGAAGAAGACTGGATTTACAGACCGCCAGCTAGCAGAAGCATACGGAACTACTTGGAAGATTGAGCTTAAGAGTCATGATACTCACTGCTTAAACATTGCAAGCGATATAGTTATTGTAGATCAAGATACAATCAAAGGGGAAGCTTACATTAACGGAATTCTTTCTAAAGACATTCCATATACTAGCTTGATTAGCTCATACTTTAAAAACCTTCCTGACTTTGTTTGTAGATGGAAACTATACAATGATAAGTTCAAGACTCCTGGGGACAACGTATATGGAACTGCTTGGAATAAGTTCATGGCATCAAATCAAGATACAACTCTGAACTTGAAGAAAGGGACAACTGTATCCTATGACTCAGCTACAAATACGCTAACATATCCACCAGATAGCAGACTGGTGTTTGATTATGAGTTCCTTCCTGCACAGGGAAAGAATGAAACAAATGGAACTGCTATTAATTTAGATACAATGACTAAAGAATTTTTCGGATGAGAACACTATTAAAATCAATTAAGTACAAACTACAACTCTTTGACGGATTGTGGTCTATACCACTAGCTTTTCTAGCTTTTGTATACTTTGGGTATATAAGTACAGTATACTTTGGAGATCCATTGATCTCTATTGAGTATCTACAGCAAGTTCTTCTGGCAGGACTAATCCTAGTGTTTGCTAACTTTGTAGCATTCCTTGGGGGTTACTTTAACTTTAGAGGACTTCAGAAGTACTTTTATTCTCAAGAAATTAAAGTAGAAACTAAAAACAAATTAACCGCATGGCAAAGAATAAAATTGTACTTGTGGGTTTACTTTGGATTGCTCTCCTCTTTCCTAGTAATCCTCTGGTTAGTAATGACGGCTACTGCGTAAGGGTAACCGCATCTAGCTACGTAGGTGTAAGAGAGAAAGGAGGTAACAACAAAGGTTTTACTAAACGTGAGTTTAGACAACTTATGGTTGAACAAGGATGGAAACCAGGGTATCCCTGGTGTTCCTTCTTTGTGATGGCTATGCTGAATGAGTGCGGTGTACCTAACACTATTACAGGTTGGTCACCTACAGCATATAACCGTAAAGATGTTATTTACACAGATGGCAAGTTCTATAAATCATTTAATGATGGTGATGTACTTGTTATGACTCTGAGTTACAATGACAGACAAGGTAGCGGTAGATATAAAGGTATAGCACATACAGGTATTGTAGATAGAATAGGTCAATACTCAGTAAGAACTATTGAGGGTAATACCAATGAACAGGGTATGAGAGATAGTAGAACTACTGATGGGGTGTACTACAAAATAAGACCATTAACCAAAAAACTACACATAACAAGATGGGGCAAATCTCAAAACTAACAAAAATCGGTATAGGTTTAGGGGCTACTATTCTTTTGCTGACAATTATTTTTAGTGTAAGAGCGTGTAAAAAACCTGCACCTAATCCTGCTGTAGATAGACTTAATGTGATAAATGATAGTCTGTATCATGTTATAGAGGAGAACAACAGAATAGCTAATGATCTCTATGAAAAACTTGACTCTATAACTATCATATCAGATACCATTATTCAACGACAAGAAATAACTAATAAGTACTATAGAAATGAAGTATATAACATTCTTAGCAGTAGTGATGCTGATGCCGATATTCAGTTTCGCGCAACCCTCCAAAAATCGGACTCCCTCCTCAAAAGTGGATTCTACTCCAAAACTTACAACCTACGATCTTCAGCTAATGAATCTCAATTTCACTAGCATGTGGTATTGGTATAATACCGCTATGGAGATAGACAGTTTGTACCAAATGGAGAAGCTTAAAGTTCATTACTATTCTAAGATTACTGGTATTCAAGCTAATAGCTACGAAACTCTTCAGCAGATCTATGATAATAAACAAGCTATTGAGAAAGCAATAGGTGTAGAAAAGGAGATGCAGATTAAAGATTTGAAGAAAAGAAATAGAAGACTCATAGCTCAAAATATAAGTTTGAGCATAGGTGTAGCTGGGCTCACATTTACCACAATTTATTTTGCTTTGTTCTGATTTTTATTAGTATATTGTAGTATATATATGTTTGTTTGTTATGGGAACTGGTGCAGTATTCTTTGAGACAAGGGATGTAATTACTATAGTAGTTGGGGTGGCATCACTGTCAGGTCTTTATTACACACTTAAACGGTCTGTAGACAGACTAAGTACTAACTTTATCAATATGCAAGACAATCACTCCAGAGATATGGCTGCTCTAAACCAGTCTCTAAAAGAAACCAAAGAAGACTTTAACAAAAAAGAACAGAACATCTATACAAGAATAGGTGAACTTAGAGAAGAACAAAAAAGTGCTAGTGAAAGACTAGATATTAAGATAGACGCTATATCATCTTCAGTAAATTCAATGAATGCGTCATTAGCAGAACTTACAGGATATTTAAAGGCAAAGAAAGATTGAGTCGTTGTGCTCTGTTTTGTGTTTTGTTATTATTGTTTTGATGTTTAAACTGAAGCCCTTAGAAACGTCTAAGGGTTTCTTTTTTTAAATGTTGTAAGTTTAAACTTTTATTGTATATTTGCGTATATATAAACTTAAAACAATGGATCAAACATTTATGACAGATGAGGATATCGCTCAAGGTATTGAGCTTACCCCAGAAATTATTGCAGCTAGAAAGCAAGAGATGCTGGACTTTTACAAAGAACAGATTGACTTTATGCATGTACAAATAGAGTTTGAAAAACTGGGTGCTGACATTGAGGAACACCGTCTTAGAAGACTTGTTGCTATGGTACGCCAAGCTCAAATTCAATCTCCACAGGAACCTCAAGCACCTGGTGAAGAACCAGAAGCTTCAGGACCTTCCGGAGAAAAAAAGAGATCACTGAAGAAGTCTTAATTGCTAGCTTAAACCAACATGGCAATCGTTAATCAAGTACAGAAAAGAATACGCATGGAGATCTGGGACATTACTAAGTTCCAGATCGCTGTGCATTGTCAGTTAAAAGACATACCTGTTTCTACCCGTGATCTAAATTGCCTGACCCTGCTAGCTTTATCAGGTGAACGTGAGCTTACAGATTTTTGTCAGGCTGCTGCTGAGAAGGAAATTTTTGGCAGCAGCCAATCTGTAAGAAATGCACTTACAAAAGCTGAAAAAAGAAACCTGATTATAAAACAGGGTAAGGGTAAGAAGAAGATTAAGATAAGTCCTGACCTAAAAATCCAAACTGAAGGGAACATACTTTTAGACTATAAAATTGTAAGAATTGAATCCTAAGAAGTTTAAGCATATACTAGAAGAAATTGCTAAAGAGGTTGATTGCGATAAACAGTTGATGTCAGATGTGATGGATTTTTACTGGTCTAATGTTAGAAAAAGCATGCTTACTATAGCTTATCCTAGAATAAACATAGAAAGTTTAGGCATGTTTAAATTAAAACCTAAGGTGCTGGATAAGACAATACTTAAGTACAAGATATCAATGGCTGGGTTTAAAAATCCAGATTTTTCTAAGTATCTCAGATATCAGAATCTTAAGGACAGGCTAGAAATATTAGAACGTGCTGCTGAACAGCTTAAAGCTGAAAAAGATAGACATACAAAAATAAAAACCGACAGATATGGCAACATTAATAGAAGTGTGGAAGAAGAAGGGAAAGATTCTTGAAGGAATCAAGAACTCTATATTTAAAGATGAACATGTTGAAGAAGTTGCGCAAGCAAGGGATAAAATATGTCAAGAATGCCCTAATATTGACAGAAGCGGTGACAAATGTTTTGCTCCCGGAACTCAGCCCTGTTGTGGGGTATGCGGTTGTTCACTCAAGTTTTTACAAAGGTCTCTTGCATCTAAGTGCGAAGCGGACAAGTGGCAAGCTGTCCTATCAAGTGAAGAGGAAGAGGATTTACTTAAGAAAATTGAAAAGGATGTCAGTTAAATTTCTACCACAGGAGCACAAATATGTAAGTGTTGATCCATCTGAAAATATTCAATGGACAAGCGTTACAAGTGTAGTCTCTAATTTTAAGGAGCATTTTGATGCTGATGTTATAGCTCAAAAATCCTCTAAAAATAAAAAGAGCAAGTGGTATGGTATGACTCCAGAAGAAATAAAAGAAGCCTGGAAGAATGAGTCAGATAGAGCTATTACACTAGGTACCTGGTACCACAACCAAAGGGAATCAGATATACTTGACTGCGATACTATCAACAGAGATGGTTTTGATTTAAAGATTATCAAGTCTGTGGAAGTTGATGGATTAAAGACAGCTCCTAAGCAAAAGCTCCAGGATGGTATTTATCCAGAGCATTTTGTATATCTAAAATCAGCAGGTGTTTGTGGGCAATCTGATAGAGTAGAAGTGGTTAATGGCAGAGTTGATATCTATGACTATAAGACAAATAAAGAAATCAAGAAGGAATCGTACAAAAACTGGGAAGGCATATCTAAAAAGATGCTTCATCCAGTATCTCATCTTGATGATTGTAACTATAATCATTATGCTCTTCAGCTTAGTCTATACCTCTATATAATTTTAAAACACAACCCAAAACTGAAACCAGGAAAGCTTTGCCTAGACCATGTGATATTTGAAGATGATGGTCTTGATGCTAAGGGTAACAAAATACATAGGTTGGATTTAGAAGGACACCCTATTATTAAGAATGTTGAGAGATATGAGCTACCTTATTTAAAAACAGAGGTCATATCTATAATCAATCATCTAAATGATCATTCAGCTTAATCCGATGATCCCAATCAAAAGGGTATCAGATAATATGGAAGGTTACGCTTTCTTAGTTATAGACTATAGTCAGGAGCATGATTTATTATTTACTTGTGCTATGGATGATGGGGAGATTTGGACACTGAATAATAAAGAGATAAGATTTTGTAAGAATATAAGCTTAGACAGAAAATGATTGTAAAGTTATTTGACATACAGAACGGGATAGTTATACCAACAGAACATTGTTATACTCTTACGACCTTAAAGAAGATAATGGATAATCACCCGGATGATTACCTTAAGATTTATCAGTATATATTTTATATGACATGTCCGAACCCAGATACAAACCCGTTCTTTAATTTATCTGAGGTAGACAAAGAAGAGATAATCCTAGCTGAAATAGATGCTGAGTTTTCTACCGATGATGCAGATATAATAGGAGCAATTAAGTTTTGCTCTGATATGTATGAGACACCTACGTCCAGAGCATACAAAGGGATCAAGCAAATGCTTGATAAACTAGCTACTTACATGGAAAAAACTGAAATAACACACGGTAGAGATGGCAATATCAATTCACTCGTCAGCGCAGCAGCAAAATTCCAACAAATCCGCGAGAGCTACAAAGGTGCCTACAAAGACCTCCAGGATGAACAAAAAAGTCAAGTCAGAGGAGGACAAGGTCTTGCATACGACCAGTTATAGAGGTAAGTTTTTTGTAATCGATGCAGAACTGTATAACTGCCAGTTTCTAATTAGTATAAATCAGGATAACGAAGATCTTGTTATATCTCTTATTGAAGCCCATGTTTTATATTCTGCAGAAGATCCTGAATTAGGCTATTACATGGAGCACTTCATAAACATGAAGAAAACTAATCTTGCTAAAACAGTGATGCATGATAATGGAGTGATTAGTATAAAGATAAATAAGTTTGATAAAAACGATGCCAATGATATGGCTACGCTAATTCATGAATTATCACATGCTGCAATGTTTACCTTTGATAGAATAGGTACGCCACATAATGCAGACACTGATGAACCTTACAGTTATCTTCTTGGATTTTTAGTAAAGAAGTTTTTTGAGAACGTAGGATAACCGCTATCTTTATAGTATGGCTAAGACAAACATCGAAAAGACACCCCCAAAAGGAGAGATCAAGTTCTCAATTACTCTTTCAGAAGAGCAGAAAAAAGCTAAAGAACTGATTATCAGCACACCTTATAATTTTCTTATTGGGTATGCTGGTAGTGGTAAGACTCTAGTTGCCGTACAGATAGCACTAGATCTTTACTTTAAGAGAAGAGTAAATAAGATTATTATAACCAGACCTACAGTTTCTACTGAGGATAATGGGTTTCTTCCTGGTTCTGAGAAGGAAAAAATGGAACCCTGGTTAGTTCCGATTAAGTCTAACATGAGAAAGGTCTATGACAAACCTGATATCCTAAACAAGATGGAAGAAGAGGGTCACATAGAACTTGTATCTCTAAGTCACTTTAGAGGAAGAACCTTTGAGAATGCCGTATGTATAATAGATGAGTTCCAGAATCTAACCAAGGCACAACTACAAATGTGTGTAGGTAGATTGGGTAAGGGTTCTATTATGATATTTACAGGTGATCTACAGCAGATTGACCTTAAGATAAAAAGTGACTCTGCTATTCACGATATTCCTAAAATTGAAAAGTCAGCATTTGTAAATAAGATAGTTCTTACAGAGAATCATAGACATGAGGCTCTAAATGAAATACTCAAGCTATTAAATGAGTACTGAAATCTACGAACATATACCCACTTACAGCGATGGAGAATGGAGCTACACAGATTTTGAAAGTAGAAAAGACTTCTATGAATTCTGCTTGTCAATCTTTAAAGAACCTGGGGAATATGAATTTGATGAAACATCTAAATTGTTTAATGAACAAGCACGACTGTTTAATAAAAACGGAATTTATTGTACAGCACCATCTGGAACTAAAGACTTTATAAAATACTGGGATACAGAAAAAGAAAAGTGTAGAAAGGGTGTGATATATAAATCAGGCACCAAAGCTTGGTATATTACCCGTGACTACTACATGTGGTTAAACTTCCTTCCAATCTTTAATAAGGAAACACAGAAGTACGGATTTGCTGATGTAAGAGATGCTCAATACCACATGGCTCTTTATGAGATACTTCCAGAACTAGTCTATAAGC